ACATTAGATGAAAAATGTAATATTTCCAGATTACAGCAGCAAGGAATGGGCTATCGCAAAATTGCGTCAGAACTTGGGATTTCTGAAAATACCGTTAAATCATATTTACGCAGACATTCCAAAATAAAATCATCAGAAGAAATATCCGGAGGTTGTAAATGGTGCGGAAAAGCCATAGAGCAGAAACCTCATAAAAGAAAAAAAGAATTCTGCTCTGATTATTGCCGAAGTCGATGGTGGCGTAAGAATACGGATTTGTCGGGAAGAAAAACTGCAGTTATAAAAAAATGCAAAATGTGTAATAACGAATTTTCGTGTTACCGTTCCGAAAATCGTAGTTTTTGTTCGAGAAAGTGTTATGTGGAATCATTAAACAAGGAGAGGAGCTGCCAGTCATAACAATGAAAAATGATTATATAGACAAGGTATCGGATTACAGACTAACGATGTCGTTTGTAAAAAGTATGAAGATACGAGGCATCATTTCAGAAAAAGAGTACGATAAAATTGATACAATAATGACCAAAAAATATGGCATATCTTCGGTTAGTATATTTCGCTAAAAAGCTTGATATTATGCGGTATCAGAGGTAATATGGCATCTGAAAGGGGAGTTGTATATGGAAAAAACCGTAACAAAAATCAAGAAAAGTTTGCCGGATAAGATTACCTTTACAAGGGTAGCCGCATATGCAAGAGTATCAAGCGGAAAGGATGCAATGCTGCATTCGCTTTCGGCACAGGTGAGCCATTACAGTAATATGATACAGCATCACAAAGGCTGGTTATATGTTGGCGTTTATGCAGATGAGGCACTGACAGGAACAAAGGACGCAAGAGAAAATTTCCAAAGACTTCTTGCTGATTGCCGGGATGGGAAGATAGACCTTGTAATCACAAAGTCAATATCGAGATTTGCACGAAATACCGTAACTCTTTTAGAAACCATAAGAGAGCTTAAAAGCTTAGGGATTGATGTATATTTTGAGGAACAGAACATTCACTCAATAAGCAACGATGGTGAACTTATGCTTACCATTCTTGCCTCGTATGCACAGGAGGAAAGCTTATCGGTTTCCGAAAATTGCAAATGGAAAATACGAAAAAACTTTGAAAAGGGAATAGCGAATACCTTTTCACTTTATGGTTATGAAAAAGTCGACGGTGAAATTAAAATAAAAGAAGAAGAGGCGGAAATTGTAAGAGAAATATTCGGTATGTATCTTTCAGGACTGGGAACTACAAAAATAGCAAAACACCTCAGACAAAACAGTATTCTCTCGCCCACGGGAGTTGCATGGACATCGGCTACAGTTAAGGAAACTCTAAAAAACGAAAAATATGCCGGGGATATGCTTCTGCAGAAGTTCTATACCAAAGACCATTTATCCAAAAAATCCTTACGGAACAAAGGCGAACTTCCAAAATATTATGTAGAAGAAACGCACCCACCGATTGTTTCAAAAGAGGATTTTAACGAGGTACAAAGGATATTTGCCGAAAGAAATATAGGTTCACAGATAAAAAGATATGATTATGATTTCAAAGGCATGGTTTTCTGCGGCTGCTGCGGCTGGCGGTACAGAAGGAAGAAAAACTATAAAAAATATGTATGGAAATGTGGCGCTTACAGTATAAACGGTGCCGAAGCCTGCCAATCAAAGCAGATACCTGACAATATTCTTCATGAACTTGCTGAAGGATTTGATAAACCGATTGAGAAAATTATAGTTATGCCTAAAAATAATGTTAAATTCATATTTGATGATAATACCGAAATCATAAAGCATTGGATTCAGCCTTCCCGTGCCGATAGCTGGAATGATGAAATGAAGGAAAAGGCAAGACAAAAAACTATGGAGAGGAATTTTAATAATGCCAAAGGTAACAAAAATTGATGCAACAATAAATCCTGTTACGCATATGCCGTCTTTTGCAAACACAAAACGCAGGGTGGCCGGATATGCAAGAGTATCAACCGACAGCGATGAACAGTTTACAAGCTATGAGGCACAGGTTGATTATTATACAAATTACATAAAGTCAAGAGCAGACTGGCAGTTTGTAGAGGTCTATACCGATGAGGGGATTTCTGCAACAAATACAAAGCACCGTGACGGCTTTAATAAAATGATAGATGATGCACTTGCCGGCAAGATTGACCTCATAGTAACAAAATCGGTAAGCCGTTTTGCAAGAAATACGGTTGACAGTCTTGTAACTGTAAGAAAGCTTAAAGAAAAGGGAGTAGAGGTATACTTTGAAAAGGAAAACATATATACGCTTGACTCTAAAGGGGAGCTTCTTATAACGATTATGAGTTCCCTTGCACAGGAGGAAAGCCGGAGTATATCGGAAAATGTAACATGGGGACAAAGGAAAAGATTTGCGGACGGTAAAGTCAGTATGCCGTACAAATGCTTTTTAGGATATAAAAAGGGTGAGGACGGAACACCTGAAATTGTTCCCGAAGAGGCAAAAACAGTATGCAGAATTTACAGTATGTACATACAGGGGAAGTCAATAGGATATATCGCACGTCAGCTTACAAAAGAGCATATTCCTTCACCGTCAGGGAAAAGCAAATGGGCTTCATCAACAATTCAAAGTATTCTTACAAATGAAAAATACAAAGGCGATGCACTTTTGCAGAAAACATTTACAGTGGATTTTTTGCAGAAGAAAATAAAGAAAAATGAGGGTGAAATTCCGCAGTATTATGTAGAACACAGTCATGAATCGATAATCGATCCGAGAGAATTTGAATTGGTTCAGCAAGAAATAGCAAGGCGTTCTGCGATAGGTAAGCATTACAGCGGGCAAAGCGTATTATCGGCAAGAATAAGATGCGGAGACTGCGGCGGGTTTTACGGCTCAAAGGTGTGGCATTCTACAAGCAAATACAAAAGGATTATATGGCAGTGCAACGAAAAATTCAGAGGGAAATCCTGCAAAACTCCGCATTATGATGAAGAGGAAATTAAGGAACGCTTTTTAAAAGCATATAACATTCTGATTGGTAATAAAGAAGCGTTGCTGGAAGATTGCAGAATAATACAAAATGCACTTACCGATACAACAGAGATTGATAAAAAACTGGTTGAACTTTCCCGTGAATCGGAAATAGTGTCGGAACTGATGCAAAAAAGTATAGACGAAAACGCTTGCATGGTACAAAGCCAGGAGGATTATAACGAAAGGTACTCAGCCTATGAAGCTAAATATGACGAGCTTGATGAAAAGATACGAGAGCTTAAAGAACAAAAGAAGAAACAAAAAATGCAGTATAAAGCAATTGGCGCATTTATGCTTGAGATTATGGAGTGCGATAAACCGTTAAATGTATTTGACGATAAGCTATGGATTGCAACAATAGACACCGTTACAGCATACCATGACGGGAGATTGGTTTTTAAATTCAAAACAGGAGCAGAGATTGAAGCTTAAAATAAAACCGTGGGTTTGTACAGCGTTGTGCAGATTCACGGTTTTATTTTTTTGCTATTGATTTTGGTAAAAAAATGTGGTAAAATGTTATAAAGTTTATAAATCTTTTTAGTGAAATGCATACTCAACTATAAATTGATTGCATATTTCCTTAATATTTGCATTAAGATATTAGAAGAGCAAATTAATTTATAGGTAGGGTGTTTTTATGAATAAGAGAGGAATGAAAGATATGGTTGCACTAAATTATACAATTAACAAAGTAATAGAAAAGCCTCATAAAAAAATATCTACATCTGAAGCAAAGGAAATATTAAAAAAATGCGGTGTAATGACTAAAGGAGACAATATTAAATCGGCATATAAAACAATATTGGTAAGGGCAGAGGATGTTTCCGATGGCAAAAAATAAATATGATTCTGCAATATATCAGAGAACTCCTCAAACTGTGTTAGGATTTCATGGGTGTGATAAAAGCTTGGTGGATGAAATATTAAATAATCCAACAAAGCATTTATTGCCGAGTAGAAATGAGTATGATTGGTTGGGAGATGGCATATACTTTTGGCTGAATGATCCGCAGCGTGCGTATGAATGGGCTGTACAGACTCATGACAGAAATCCAAAGAAAATAAAGGAGCCGTGTGTAATTGGTGCGGTGATTGATTTGGGACTGTGTTTGAATTTTTCAGAGCGAGAAGCAATTAAACTTTTGCAAAAAAGTTATAGCGTTCTTAAGGAAAGTTTCAATAGTTTGGGAATGGATATAAGCAGTAAATTATCAAACAGTGTTCCG